GATTTTTCTATGAGGACCATCCATGGCAAAGCGTAAGGCGCGTATTGACAGCGCCGCAGAAGCCGTGCGCGTCATGGCCAAGGCGACAACCGATATTGAGCCGCCGACCAACGTCCCACTTGATGCTGAAGACCTTTCGTTCTTCCGCAATGTCATTTCCGAGTATGCGCGATCTGACTGGTCCGCACATCAGCTTGAGTTGGCGGCGATGCTGGCTCGCACGATGGCAGACCTTACGCGAGAGCAGAAGCTTTTGCGTGACGAAGGTGGCGTTGCATATTCCGAAAAGGGCACGCCTGTCGCAAACCCGCGAAAATCAATTGTGCAGATGCACGCCAGCTCGATCTTGTCATTCCGTCGATCGTTGTCGCTCCACGCGCGTGCGCAAGCGGGCGAGGCGAGGGACGTCGCAAAACGCAGGGGCGCAGCCAAAGAAATCGAGGGTGACAACCCCCTAGAGGACGACCTGCTGGCGCGACCGGACTAGCGAAGTGAATGGCAAAGAAGCCGAAGCCGAAGACCCGCGGCGAGCGCGTTATCGCGTTTATCGAGCGGTACTGCTTGGTGCCGGAGGGCACGCTGCTAGGCAAGCCGGTAAAGCTTCTGCCATTCCAGCGAAAATTCATTCTGGCGGTTTACGACAACCCGAACGGCACATCTCGCGCCTACCTGTCTATTGCCCGTAAGAATGGCAAGACCGGCCTAATTGCCTGCCTTCTGCTGGCCCACATCGTCGGACCGGAAGCCTACACCAACGGCCGCATCGTGTCTGGCGCAAGATCGCGCAAACAGGCCGCTGAGGTCTTCAACTACGCCTCAAAGATGGTGATGATGTCGCCTGAGCTTTCGAAGCTCGCGCGAATCGTGCCATCGGCAAAGATGATTGTTGGGCTGGCCAAGAACGTAGAATACCAGGCAAGCTCGGCTGAAGCAAAAAGCGCGCACGGCGGCTCGCCGATCCTGGCTATCCTCGATGAGGTAGGCCAAATCAAAGGGCCGACAGACGATTTCGTCGAGGCGATTGAAACATCGCAGGGCGCCTACGAAGGCCGCGCAATGCTTTTCGCGATCTCGACGCAGGCCGCGACCGACAATGATCTGTTTTCTCGCTGGATCGACGACGCTGAGACGTCGAAGGATCCGCGCATTGTCAGCCACATTTATACGGCGCCCAAGGAGTGCGAGCTAGACGATCGAACCGGATGGGCCGCCGCAAACCCGGCGCTTGGCGTGTTCAGATCGATAAAGGATGTCGAGGACTTCTCGCTCCTGGCTAGTCGTATGCCAAGCAAGGAGGCCAGCTTTCGCTGGCTGTTCCTGAATCAGCGAATTGATGCTTCGGCTCCATTCGTTTCTCCCGCCATATGGCGGGCTTGCGATGGTCCAGCCGATGACTTTGCCGGCCTGCCCGTCTTTGGCGGGTTGGACTTGTCTGAAGTCTCGGACTTGACGGCTCTGGTGCTGATGGCTCCGAAGGGGGGCATCTGGCACGTAAAGCCTACATTCTGGCTACCTGGGGATAGTCTTCGCGAAAAAGCCAAGGCAGACCGCGTGCCGTATGATGTGTGGCACGGTCAGGGACTGCTGGAAGCTCCGGATGGCCCAACAGTCGATTATGAGTTCGTTGCGCACCACTTGCGCGGGCTCTTCGATACGCTTGACATTCGCAAGATCGCTTTTGACCGATGGAACTGGCGCCACCTGAAACCTTGGCTGCAGGCCGAAGGCTTTACTGACGAACAGCTTGACGGCGACACGGCCGTGTTTGAGCCGTTTGGCCAAGGATACGCATCCATGTCGCCGGCGCTACGCGATCTGGAAAGCCTGATACTCAACAAGAAGATAGCCCACGGCGGTCATCCCGTTCTCACAATGTGCATGATGAATGCCACCGTGAAGCCAGATCCATCCGGAAATCGCAAGCTCGACAAGCAGAAGTCACGCGGCCGCATAGACGGTGCTGTGGCTCTCGCGATGGCGGCGGCTATGGCTGGCACGTACGAGGGTGCCGCCGACACGGCAAGCCCCTGGGATGACCCAGAATTTAGCATCACAAAGGCGGCATAATGGCTATAAAAGACTGGTTCGGCCGCCGAAACGCGGAAAATGCGCCGGAAACGCGCGCAACTGTCGAAAATCCAACGGTGCCGGTAAGTTCCGAGAATTTCCTGGCTTTCTTCGGCGTCCAAAGCGCCAACCTGCCTCACGTGACGATCGACAGTGCGCTGAACGTCCCTGCCGTCATGGCCGCTGTTGCTTTCCTGTCACGCACTCTGGCTGCACTGCCTCGGCACGCTTACCGCACCAAAAAAGGCAGCGGCGAGCGCATAGCCGGCAAGCTGGAGACCGTCGTCAATTCGGCTCCAAACGACACCGTTGGCGCTTTCAAGTTTTGGCAGTGGTTCTGGCAGCAGGTTTTCACCGGCGGCCGTGGCCTTGCCTACATTGAGCGCACGCCACAGGGCATCGACTCACTCTGGCCGATGGATCCGACGAAAACCACGATCAAGCGCGTGGGCATGCGGATCGTCTACCAGTTCGAGAACAAGGAATATGACGCAGCCGACGTGATCGATGTACCGTTCATGTTGAAGCCTTGCGGGCTCCGGCACTACGGCCCTATTTACAAGGCATCCAAGGCAATCCAGCTCGCTATTGCCATGAACGACTACGGCTCTAATTTCTTCGCGGGTGGCGGTGTTCCTCCGCTCGCGCTGGAAGGCCCATTGCCAGCTGGCGCAGAAGCCATCAAGCGCGCCCAGGCAGACATCAAGAGAGCTGTCGACGCGGCCAAGAATGCCGGAGAGCCGGTCTTCCCGATTCCGGCTGGATACAAGCTGTCACCGGTGGGTATCGACCCAGCCAAGGGACAAATGGTCGAGGCGAGGCGGTTCCAGATTGAGGAAATCGCTCGAGCCTACCAGTTGCCGCCGGTGTTTCTGCAGGACCTGTCTCGCGCGACGTTTAGCAACGCCGAGCAGCAGGATTTGCATCTGGTAAAGCACCTGATCGGCCAGTGGGCGAAGGCGCTTGAGGATGAGATCAATCTAAAGTTCTTTGGCCGCGCCAGTGGCCGATATATCGAGCACAATCTCGACGGTCTTTTGCGCGGCGACTTCAAGACCCGCATGGAGGGCTACGGAATCGCTATTCAGAATGGCATCCGCAAGCCCGACGAGATTCGCGCCATGGAAAACCTTCCGGCGGAAGGTGGCCCGGCCGACAAACTCTACATTCAAGGCGCGACGGTGCCGCTTGGCACGTCGGCAGTGGCGCCGCCAGCCAACGACAACAACGCAGACAGTGGGGCTGACGCCGCATGACCACCAATATTGAAAAGCGCAGTTATGTCGGCGCGGTCGAGCACCGCGCTGACGACGGCAAGCGCACACTGATAGGTTACGCCGCCAAGTTTGAGCGGCTGGCAATGATCGGTAGCTACTTCCAAGAAAAGATCGCGCCGGGAGCGTTCTCTACAGCGATCGGCGGCGACATCCGGGCTTTGGTCGATCACGATCCTGGGCGCGTTATCGGTCGCACAAAGAGCGGCACGCTCAGGCTGTCCGAGGATGGCACTGGTCTGCGTGTTGAGATAGACGTGCCAGATACGACCGACGGAAATGACCTTTGGGTGCTCGTCGAGCGCGGCGACATCAGTGGAATGAGCTTCGGGTTTCGCGTCACCAAGGAAACCTGGGACGAGACCGGCGACGTGCCTGTCAGAACCATCCAGGCCGTAGAGCTCTTCGAGGTATCCGCGGTTGCATGGCCTGCCTACGAAGACACTACCATCGGCCTCCGTTCGCTAGATGCGGCCAGGGCTGAAGGCGGCACGCGCTATGAAGCGGAGCGCCGAAAGGAAGAGAATGCAGCGGCTGCTGCCCGGCGGGTAGCTGAGAAGCGCGCGGCACTTGAACAGAGAATTCGGGGCATCCGGCAGGACGCCTCGTAGTCACCCGGCAGAGCCGGAGGGCCGGACGACCGTCCTGCCATTTTCACCACAAACACCACATCTGGAGAAAAGCATGTCCCTTAAGGATCTGCAGGAGAAGCGCGGTCGTCTCGTGACGCAGGCGCGTGAAGCCCTGAACGAAATTACTGCAAACACTGACGAAGCCCGCTCTGCTGAGCTCGACGCCCGTCACGACGCCATCATGGCCGACTTCGACAAGCTCGAAAAGCAGATTGAGCGCGAAGAGCGCCTGGCTGCCATTGAAGGTCGATTCGAAGCTCGTGCAGCTGAAGAGCGCGCAAAGAAGCGCCCAGTTTCTGGCGACGATGTCCAGCGCGGCCAGGACGACGGCGAAAAGGCTGAATACCGCGAGGTTTTCTTCAAGTTCCTCGCCAGTGGCGCATCCCTGGATGCTCTGGACGGTGAAGAGCGCAAGGTTCTTCGCGCCGGCACGGAAAACATCGAAAAGCGCATTCAGACCGGCGGCTCCAACACTGCCGGCGGCTACACAGTCCCGGTCGAACTGCAGAACATGCTGGTTCGTTCCATGAAGGCATGGGGCCCGATGTACGATGGCAGCATCGTCAGTGAGCTCAACACGACTTCCGGTAACGCGCTGCCGATCCCGACGACCGACGACACCAGCAAGACTGGCGTTCAGGGCACAGAAGGCACGGCGCTGACCGACGACGGTTCGGCTGACGCAGTCTTCGGCCAGAAGCAGCTCGAGGCTTACGACTTCAACACGAAGTTCGTGAAGTTCTCTTGGCAGCTCGCACAGGACTCCATCTTCAATATGGAAACCCTGCTTGCCGACCTGCTCGGCGAGCGCCTCGGCCGCCTTGCGAACGCCCAGCTGACGACAGGTACCGGCACCAATGCGCCGAACGGTATTGTTACCGCTTCGACCCTTGGCAAGACCGCCGCCTCCGCCACTGCGATCGCCGCCGATGAAATCATCGACCTGTCGCACGCTGTTGACCCGGCTTACCGCATCTCGCCGAAAGTCGGCTTCATGTTCAACGACCTGACGCTGGCTGCCATCCGCAAGCTGAAGGACGGCCAGGGCAACTACCTCTGGCAGATGGGCAACGTCAAGGAAGGCGTACCCGGCACGCTGCTCGGCTACCGTTACGTCATCAACCAGGCGATGGCCAACATCGCGACCGGCAACAAGACCATCCTGTTTGGCGACTTCGGCAAGTACTGGGTACGCAAGGTTGGTTCTCCTGTGATCGGCGTTCTTCGCGAGCGTTTCTGGCCGGATCTCGGTATCGCTGGCCTTATCCGCTTCGACGGTGAGCTGCTCGACACCGCATCCGTCAAGTATCTGGCTCAGGCGTAATTATTTGAGTGGGCTGGCTTAGGCCGGCCCACTTCACCTTTCAGGAGGCGACATGCTTTTGAAAATGACTGCCGGTCTTTCCGGCCCGGAATTCAACTTGGCGCCTGGCGACGAGCGTGAATTCGATGACGCGGAGGCCGAGCGCCTAGTTGACGCCGGCTTTGCCGAAAAAGTTGACGCTGAATCAGCGCCGGCAAAGACCAAGAAGGGCAGGGCGAATGTGGTATCCACCGAAGGTAACGCAAGCGCCGAGTGAGCCTGTCTCGAAAGAGGAGGCGAAGCGCCAGTGCGTTGTTCTACACAGTGACGATGACGCGCTTTTTGATGCCCTGATTTCCGCGGCTCGCGATCATGTCGAGAAGTATTGCAACACGCCTCTTGCCACGCAGACCGTCGAGGTAAAATGCGACACGTTCTGCGATTTCGATCGACTGCCGATCGCGCCGGTTCAGTCCGTCACGTCAATCACCTATGTAGCGACCGACGGCACTGACGCCACCGTCAATTCCGCAGACTTCGAGGAACGCTTAGACGGCCTTGAGGCCTCTATCGTGCCCGCTTACGGCAAGCAGTGGCCAACTCCTCGCAATGGATCGCGCATCAAGCTGACGGCCGTGGTGGGGTATGGGGCGCTACCTCCATCCATCAAGCATGCAATGCTGCTTTGGATCGCCGACGCCTATGAGCAGCGCGAAAACAAAGATCTGCCAAGCTGGTCGGCCTTTGACGCACTGCTTTGCAATCATAGACGCGGCTAGGCCGCAGGAGACCACCAATGACAGACATTACAGTTACGCCCGCGAACGTTCTTCCGGGCAGCAATGCAGGAATTGACTCTGGCATCGCTGGCGAGACCATCGCGGCCGGCAAGACGATCTATCTGAACGCCACGAACAATCGTTGGATGCTTTCCGACAACAACGGCACCGGTACGCGCCAGGTTCACGGAATCGCGCTCAATGCTGCGTCGACCGGTCAGCCGGTTGCTATCCAGAAGTCTGGCGACATCACCATCGGCGCGACGCTTGTCGCTGGCCAGGACTATTGGCTTAGCGGTACGCCGGGTGGCATCTGCCCCCGCGCAGACCTGACGACCGGCATGGATCCGGTTCTAGTTGGTATCGCGAAGACGACTGCGGTTCTGGCAATCTCGCCGATCGATCCAGGGGTTACGCTCTAATGTGGGTTCGCTTTGTCGCTGATTTCGACTGGCGTGCGACGCCCGCCGTTACCTTCGCGTACAAAGCGGGCACCATCGAATTCGTGACGAGGGCTTGCGCCGAAGAAGCTGGCGATCGCGCCGAAGTCGTTGATCGGCCGGCTGGTCGCAAGTCACCAAAGGCGGGCGGGAGATGACTGACACCAAGGGCGCTGGAAGGCTTCGCGAGAAGCTGCACTTTCAAAGTCGCCAACTCGTCGACGACGGGTTTGGCAACCAACAGGCCGGCGATTGGGTTGTAGTCTTCACGGCCGCGGCCGAGCTCAAGCCCTTGAAGGGCAGCGAGCCGGTAATCGCTTCGCGTCTGTCAGGTGTACAGCCGTTCGTCATACAGATCCGCAGCTGCAGCGACGCGCGTAGCGTCACCACGGCGTGGCGAGCCGTCGACGCGCGCAATCCATCGCGCATTTTCAACATCACGTCTGTGGCGAATTTCGACGAGAAGAACGCCTATCTAGACATGATGGCCGTGCAAGGGGTGGCTACGTAATGGCTCTGAAGGTGAGGGTTGCTGGCCGGGCCGAGCTGACGCGAAACCTGAAGGCAGTTGTCCCCAAGGCCATCGAGTACGCGGCTGACGCCAATCTGAAGATTGCGCAAGAAGTTGCGGACAGAATTCGTGATGTCGCCCCTCGCGGAGCGACGCTTGAATATGCGGAATCACTGCATGGTGACTTTCTGAAAGATCATCCGGACGCTCTTGATTTCAGCAATAACCCCACCAAGGACAAAGACGCTGCTGGCCTGTTCGCCTCCTATCTTTGGCGATGGCTGGAGTATGGAACGGCACCGCACAACACGGCCGCCGGCGGCGGCACCGTAAAGGGTCGATCTAACTTCCATCAGGGCGTCGGATACATGCACCCCGGTACTGCGGCGCAACCCCACATCTTCCCGACCTGGAATGCCTTCAAGGCTACCGCCAACAAGATGAAGCGGGCCGCCATTGCCAAGGCCTTTCGCGAGTTCAATCGGAAATAGCCAATGGCATCACCAGACCTTGAGCTTCAAGGCGCGATAGTCTCGCGCCTGAAGGCAGACGCGACTCTCGTGACGCTGATTGGCTCGAGGGTCTATGATCAGCCGCCTTCCGATACCAACGGCAACGTGACGGCGATCTTCCCTTACTTCACGATCGGCGAAGCGCAATTTTTGCGTGATGACGCTACGTGCGTGAGCGGTGGCAAGATCTACTTGACCATGCACGCATGGTCACGGGCGGTGGGTTTTCCGGAGGTGAAGCGCATCGCTGACGCGGTCGTCGAAAGCGTGCATCTTGCGCCGATCACACTGCCTACCAACCATCTCATTTCCATCATTCACCGTCAGACGGACGTTTTTCGCGATCCCGACGGCCTTACTTCGCACGCGGTCATAAAGTTCGTGGCCAACGTCGAAAAGCCGACTGCATAGCGCGGGCGGCGGACAACCACTGCGCCAACCGCGCTAACACCACATCAGGAGACTATTATGGCATCAGTCGGTCAGGTTCTTGGCAGAACCCTGCTCATTCAAATCGGTGACGGCGGCTCCCCGACGGAAGTATTCACCAACCTGTGCGGCCTCAAGACCCGCAGCTTCAATCTCTCGGCAGGTGAAGTCGACACCACAATCCCGGATTGCGCAAATCCAGCCAACGTGGTGCAGAAGACCACCCGCCCAGGTATCGCAAACCGCACATTCACCGGCTCAGGCGCCTACGTTGCTGGCGCGAACATGTCGGCGTTCATGACGAAGGTCATCAACGCGCTTCCGTTCAACGCGAAGGTAATCGTGCCGGGCCTCGGGACGTTTTCCGGCTCTTGGTTCGTCACCGACTTCTCCGCCTCCGGCGATGTCGAGCCGAACATGGAATTCAGCGCCACCTTCACGGCTGCTGATGTTCTGACCTTCACCGCAGAACCCTAATAAGCAATAAAAGAGGAGAAAAGCATGTCAGAAACTGCATATAAGCATCCAGTCAACGAGGCGCGCGGCGAAGCGCGTCTCGTCATTGACGACGTCGAGCTCGTGCTCGCGGCCACCATGGGTGGCCTTTCCGCCGTATCGACCCGCCTGCAGTGCAAGTCGCTGAACGATCTTTTTCTGCGTCTCTCGGGCGTTGAAGCTGCCGCTACTGTCGCCGGCATTGAGCTGTTGACCGTCAAGGGCGACAGGATCCAAGCTATCACGAAGCTGAAGTTGAAGCACTTCCCGGCTTGCGCTGCGGCATTCGCCATTATCCTGGCACATCATTTCGATGGTGATGAGGGAAACGTCGAAGCCGTCGACGAGACGGCGTAGGCGATGAAGAGGCGGACGGATTTGATGAAAATCCGTTCCCATGGCGTCAGTGGATGCGCATCGGGATAGGCGGCCTGAAATGGCGTCCAGCCGATTTTTGGGAAGCAACCTTGACTGAGTTCTTCGACGGTATCGAAGGACACAACGAGGCGCAAGGCATCGAAGATGCCGATACCGCGGCACCAAGCGATCGTGAACTCGAAGCGCTGATCAGCAAGTATGGTTAGGTGCTGAATATCCCCAAAAGGGCGGCATCTTCCATTTCGCGCTTTTCATATGGGTACATGATATTTTGCTTGATGCATGTAGCTATATCGCTGGACAGCTTAGCGGGCACGTCATCTTTGCTTTTTATCGGTGCGTTCGAATGAATCCTCATCAACTCATCAACGCGAGATCGACACCCATCTGATGCCAGTATCGAAATTTCTTGGAACCTGGCAAAGCTAGTTGCCGATTCTTCCTTTTCCTTTCGATCGCTGTATGCCGAGTACCTTTGTGCTCCCATAAGGCCGCCGCCAGCAATGACTACAATGCAGGCGCACGCGATCAGTCCTTTCAGCCATCCTTCCAATTTTGCCCTCCTTGAACCCGCCAAGTGCGGGTTCTTTATATATAAGGTAATGCTAAATGGCTGACAACGACAATAATCTAGTCTTTACCGTCAGCTCTGACATGACTGCGGCGCAGCGCGGGCTTGCCAAGTTTGCCTCCGATGTCGGCACGGCAACTGACCAGATTGCCAGAAAATATCAGGCGGCCGGCGCCAAGATCGATAGCTCGACGACTGCGCTCCAGACCCGCATCAACGGTGTGGTGGGCCTCGGCACCAAAGCCACGAAGGAGTGGACTGGCGCACTTGCCGACCAGGGCAAGGAGCTCGAGAGGCTCAGGGCGCAATACAACCCTCTTTTCGCGACGCTCAACAATTACAAGACGACCGTTGCAGATATCAAGCGCGCCCACGCCCTAGGCGCGATCTCCGCCGATGAGATGACTGCCGCGATCAGCAAGGAGCGGCAGGCTGCCCTTGCATCGACAGCTGCCATCAAGGCGCGTAATGCCGCCCTCGGCTCAATGCCGAAGGGCATGGGCGCTAACGATAACAGTTCCGGCAGAGCATTCCAGACAGCGAACATTGCTGCGCAGTTTCAGGACATCGCCGTACAGCTTCAGGGTGGCAGCAAGCCGCTTACGATTGCCCTACAGCAGGGCACGCAGCTTGCGTCCGTCTTTCAGACGATGGGTACAGGCAAGCAAATCATTGCTGGCCTGGGAGCGGCCTTCGCCAGCCTGGTCAGCCCTGTTTCGCTGGTCACAATCGGCCTGATCGCGGCAGGCGGTGCGGCATACCAGTATTTCACTTCGGTGAGTGAGGGCGGATCGAAGTCCGAAGAAACCCTCAAGAAGGAAGCTGAGCTTATTCAGGAAGTCGCCGACAAGTGGGGCGGCGTCCTTCCGGAACTGAAGAAATATGCGGACGAGCGCCAGAAGCTTGTCGACCAGAAGGAGCAGAAGGACGCCGTAGCGGCGGCGGCTAGCCAGCAGTGGGACGAGCTTCGCAAGAAGCTTGGCGAGACCACCGCGGCTTACGCTCAATGGCTCCAGACATTCAATGATCAGGGAGCTGATCCGGCCAAGATTGGCGCATTGCAGAAAGCCTACGAGGAGTTCAGCAAGGGCGTCAAGGATGGCAACGCCACGGCAGAAGAGGCCAAGGCGGTTCAGACGGCGCTCCTTGATCTGATGCAGATCACTGGCGTAAAGGCCGTTGGCGAATTTGCCAAAACCTTCGATACGCTGGCGGTCTCGATCGGGACTGCTTCGGAACGCGCCACGAAACTGAAATCCGACCTGGACTTCAGTAAGAACCTGCCAGCAAGTCGCTTGCCGACGTTGGGCACACTTGGTCCCGTCCTGTCCGACAATGGCAAGCTGCTTACCGATCCAAACGAGATCGATCGCTACAATAAGCAGCAGGAAGAAAACAGAAACCCGAAGATAGACACTGGCCGTGGCTTGCCGGTTCCTGTGCCCATTCCGGGCCAGAAGCCGATCCAGCTTGGCGAGGAGCCGAACAAAAAGGCAGAGACGGCCGCCACTAAGGCAGCCAATGCCTATCGCGACCTCCTTAAGGCCGCCGACGACCGCATTCAGCAGGTACAGCAGGAAACCGATCTTCTCGGCAAGTATGGTGTAGATGCGGACGCGGCACGCTTCGCGCTCGACCTGTTTCAGCGCTCCGAGGACAAGGGAAGATCTCTCAGCGTCGAACAGCGCAAAGAGATCGAGAAGAAGGTCGCGCTCTACAAGCAGTATTCGGAGACGCTGTCGAAGGCGAAGCTGCAGCAAGATCTGCTTATGGACGCGCGATACAATTCGCTATCCAAGCAGGACCAGCAGATCACATCGACGCTACGTCAGTATGGCCTGCCGGAGGATCTAAATAGCCCAGAAGCCGGACAGATCAGGCAATCCTTGAATATCGAGGATGCACGATCTGAACTGAAATCGTTCTTCGGTGATTTCAAGAACGCCCTCCTCAACAATGGAGGCGATATCGGTGAAGCATTCGCAGACGCCATCCAGAACGCTGCCCTGAATCAGATTTCGAAGATTGCCGACAAGCTTATTGATCAGTTGATCAATGCGATTCTCGGCAATACTGGCGGCGGGGCTAGCGCGGCGAGTGGCGGTGGTGGTGTCGGTGCAGTCGTTGGAAGCTTGTTTGGCTCAACACCTGCGAAAACCGTAGGGTATCCATCAACTGCGAAGGCTGCTGTTTCCAGTGCTGGCGGCGCCGTAGATAAGGCCTTCAGCCTCATCGGTGCTAACGAAAACTCCAACGCATCGTCAATCAACGCATTCCTAAAGCAGGGCGGCGTCGACCTAGATGCTGCACAGCAGGCTTGGTGCGCTGCATTCGTAAATTCATCGCTAGAGCAAGTCGGCGTCAAAGGTAGCGGCTCAAACGTTGCCAATTCGTTCCTCAACTGGGGATCGAAGATAGATCCGAGTCAGATCCTGCGCGGCGATGTACTTGTGCAGAACCGTGGTCTTGGCGCCAGCCAGACCGGCGGGCATGTTGGCTTTGCCACTGGCGCGACGCGTTTTTCAAGCGGCCAGCAGCAAATAGAAATGCTCTCCGGCAACCTTAATGACGGGGTTGGTAAGGAGTGGGTCAACGCTATGAGCGTGCAGGCCCGTCGCGCTACAGATGCGGCCGCAAGCCTTGGAAAAGTTGCCGGCTCTGCAACCGACGCCACACAAGGGCTCGGTGAGTTTGGAAGCGGTCTTAGCAAGCTTGGCAGCGGCCTGAATTCAGCTGGCTCTGCTGGCGGTGGCGGTGGTGGTGGTGGTTTCTTTGACTGGCTGAGTGGCCTGTTCGGAGGCGGCATCACATCAGGCGGCGCAGCATCTTCAGCGTTCAACACGCGCGGCTATGCCGACGGTGGCCACGTTTCTGGCCCAGGTGGACCGACAAGCGACAGCATTCCAGCCATGCTCTCCGATGGAGAGTTTGTCGTCAATGCCGCCTCGGCGCGAAAGCATCGCAGGCTTCTTGACGCTATCAACTCCGGATCTGTTGCGCGTCTGGCGAAGGGGGGCCTGGTCTCTACTTCGGTGGCGCCGTCAGGCCGAGGTTATGGTGGTGGTGATAAGTTCGAAGTGAACATCATCAACTCGAGTGGATCGCAGATCACCAAAAAAGAGCGAAAGA